CCCGACTGCCATGGATGCTGGTCTCATCGATTGCCGGCACCGGATGCTGGCTTGTGCAGCGGCAAGGTCACAAGCCGGCGGTGTGGGTTGGCGGTTCCAGTGATTGAACGGTTGCGAGACCTTGCAACGCTAATGCCAGGCCCTGAGAACGCCAGCTTGCGCAGGTACCTGCGCGATGCCATTGCTCACATCAAAACGCTTGATGATCGGATTGCCGAGCAAGAGCGGCACATTGTCTTGCTGCGGGCTGCACTGATTAAACGGGGTCAGCGCGATGGGTGAAGACAAGAGTACGCACGACCGCCTTGTGAATTGGGCCAGGTGGTCCAGGTCTGGCCGGTCTGCCGCAGCGGCTCGATCAATTGAAGGTAGGTACAGGCCCGAGCTACTGCGCGAAGGCGAAGAGGAGGAGCGGCGGTCGGCGTCCGTTCCAATCGATGTTCGGGATGCGCTGCTTGTTCAGCGCGCTCTGTGCCCGACCAGAGGGTTCCCGGTCAAGCTGCGCCTGGTCCTGAGTGCTGAGTACATCTTGCGTTTGGATGTCCAGCGCATGCAAGGCTACTTGCGCCGGCATGGACATGGCGGCACTAACGCGCGAGACATTGATACGTTGACGCAAGCGGCAGTGACATCAGCGGCGAATAGCATTCGACGAATGGATGCTCGACTTGTCTAGACACATATGCTAAAGTATGTCAACTTACTGCATTCCGACTTTGGCCGCTTTGCGGCTGTCGTCGTCTGAAGGGCCAGATGATCCTGTGATCGCTGGCCCTTTTGCATTGGTCTCCTCCTCCCGGTCGGTGGACCGGGTTTGCCGCAATCCCCTCGCGGCTTTTTTATTCGTACCCGACTTGCCACGCCTACAGACGCTTCGCCCGCGCCTGGGCGCATACACGGTCGGAAGGGTTGCTGGCATCCAGCAGCCGCCAGGCACCGCTCGCATGAGCAGTCGCCCATGGGCGCGGCTGCGCGCCAGCGTCTTGATGTCGAATCCACTGTGCGTGCAATGCGCTACGGAGGGCCGCGTACAGGCGGCGTGCGAGGTCGACCACGTTGTTCCCTTGTGGCAGGGCGGGTCGCACGACCGATCGAACCTGCAGCCTTTGTGCGCGTCGTGTCACGCCGACAAGACCGCAGCCGAGGCTGGCTCGCGCGCTGTTGGCGATGCAGGGGGGGGCATCAAAAGGATTTGAGGTCCACCAGCGGGGACCGCCTGGTTTCCCAAGCAGAGATTTTTTTCCCTAAAAAGGAAGTTGATGACCGACCGCCTTGCTATTGACTACCGCGCGATTGCCGACTTGATCCCATACGCGCGAAATAGCAGGACGCACTCGGACGCGCAGGTAGCGCAGATCGCGGCATCGATTTCTGAGTTTGGCTGGACGAACCCGGTCATCGTCGATGGCAGCAACGGGATCATTGCGGGGCATGGGCGGGTGCTGGCCGCGCGCAAGCTCGGGCTTGATACCGTGCCGTGCATCGAGGTCGCGCACATGAGCGAGGCACAAAAGCGCGCCTATGTCATTGCCGACAACAAGCTCGCGCTGAATGCTGGTTGGGACGACGAACTGCTAAAGGTCGAGTTTTCAGACCTGATGGCTGAAGGTTTCGACATTTCCGTTATTGGCTTTGACGAGCTTGAAATCGATGCACTGCTTGGCGTCGAGGCGTCGGAAGGGTTGACCGACGAAGACGAGGTGCCGGAGGCGCCTGCGCAGCCGGTTACGGTTCTCGGCGACGTCTGGCTGATGGGCAAGCACCGCCTGATGTGCGGCGACTCGACCAGCATTGCCGACATGGAGCGTTTGACCGGCGAAGCATTGGTCGACATGTGGCTGACAGACCCGCCATATAACGTCGCTTATGAAGGCAAGACAAAAGACGCACTCAAGATTCAAAACGACGCAATGGGCGACGATCAGTTTCGGCAGTTTCTCCGAGACGCTTACGTGGCTGCAGACACACGTATGAAGCCTGGCGCCGTCTTTTACATCTGGCACGCGGATTCGGAAGGCTACAACTTTCGGGGCGCTGCGCAGGACGCTGGCTGGAAAGTTCGCCAATGCTTGATCTGGAAAAAGCAGACCTTGGTTATGGGCCGACAGGATTATCACTGGAAGCACGAGCCTTGCCTGTACGGATGGAAAGACGGCTCAAGTCATTTGTGGGCTGCGGATCGAAAGCAGACGACCATCCTTGAGTTTGATCGACCAAGCAGGAATGGCGAGCACCCAACCATGAAGCCTGTCGCGTTGTTTGAGTATCAGATGCTCAACAACACCAAAGGCGGCGATATCGTGCTGGATAGCTTTGGCGGGTCTGGCACAACGCTTATTGCCGCCGAAAAAAACGGCCGTTTTTCGCGTCTGATGGAACTTGACCCAAAGTATTGCGACGTGATTGTCAAGCGTTGGCAAGAATTCACCGGGAAGCAGGCGACTCTTGAAGAGACCGGCAAGACTTTTGCCGAGATGTCCGAGGTTCCTCGCGCGGAAATGGTGGCTGCATGACCGAAAAGAAACGAATGGGTCGTCCGGTCTACGAGCCGACTGCCAAAGAACGCGAGCAGGTTCGCCTGATGTCTGCAATGGGGATACCTGATTACGACATCGCGAAGATCGTTCAGCTCAGCGCGCCGACTTTGCGCAAGCATTTCTGGCAGGAGCTGGAGGTGGGGCACATCGAGTCGACCGTGAAAGTTGCGCATTCGCTGTTTAAGCAGGCAACTGACCAGACGAAACCCAACGTCTCTGCCGCAATCTTCTGGCTGAAATGCCGCGCGGGCTGGCGCGAAGATCCCGATCAGCCAGGCAAGAAAGAGCAGGCGCGAGTTGCTGCGACGACTGCTGGTGACGGCACGTCCTGGGACGGCTTGTTGCAGTGAGTTGGAACCTGGCCTGCACCGACTGGCAGGCGCGACTCAAAAGCGGCGCATCGCTTTTGCCTGATCTTCCGCTTATTAAAGCGGACGCCGATATTGCGGTGAAGATTTTCAACATGCTGCGCCTGCCTGACGTACCAGGCCAGCCGACGATGCGCGAGGCGGCGGGTGAATGGCAGCGCGACTTAGTGCGTGCGCTCTTTGGCAGTTTTGATTCGCAGGAAGGCGTGCGGCACATCCGCGAAATCTTCCAGCTCGTTCCTAAAAAGAACAGCAAAACGACAAACGGCGCTGCGCTGATGTTGACAGCGGTGCTGCTGTCGCGGCGACCGCGTGCTGAGTTTCTGATGGTTGCGCCGACTCAGGAAGTTGCCGACCTTGCATTTCGCCAGGCGGTCGGCATGGTCGAGGCAGACTCAGTGCTGATGGCTAAGTTTCACATTCAAGAGCACATTAAAAAGCTGACGTACCGGCCGACCGGTGCGTTCTTGAAGGTCAAAAGCTTTGACCCAAAAATCGTGACCGGCACAAAACCGGCAGGCGTCTTGATCGACGAGCTGCACGTTATTGCTGAGTCGCACGACGCAGACCGCGTGATCGGCCAGCTTCGCGGCGGTTTGGTGTCGCAGCCTGAAGGCTTCCTCGTCACCATCACTACGCAGTCCGAGCGTGCGCCTGCTGGCGTGTTCCGCGCCGAGCTTATGAAGGCCCGCGCAGTGCGAGACGGATCGCTGCAAGCGCCGATCCTGCCGTTGCTTTACGAATTCCCTCCCGATGTGGATTGGCGGGATTCAAAGAACTGGCCGATGGTCACGCCAAACAACGGACGCAGCGTCACTGTCGCGCGCCTGGAAGAGGACTCCCGCCAGGCCGAGGCCGCGGGCGAGGAAGAATTTCGCCGTTGGGCATCGCAGCATCTGAACGTCGAAATCGGCCTGGCGCTGCACTCAAACCGATGGGCCGGTGCCGATCAGTGGGAACGGTGCGCCGAGACTGGTCTTGATCTTGAACAGGTCATCGCGCGCAGCGAAGTGCTTGAGGTCGGTATCGACGGTGGCGGGTTGGATGACCTACTCGGCCTTGCGGTGCTGGGCAGAGAGCGCAATACAGGCCGTTGGCTGGCCTGGGCGCACGCCTGGGCACATCCGTCAGCACTGGAGCGCCACAAGGGCACTGCGGGCCGTTTCCGTGACTTTGAGAAAGACGGCGATCTGACGATCGTGTCATCGATCGGCGACGACGTTGACGACGTTGCCGACATCGTTGCGCGCGTGTCGCAGTCGGGTCGGCTCGACAAGGTCGGCGTCGACATTCACGGCATCGGCGCAATTCTCGATGCAATCGTCGAGCGCGGCGTTGATCAAGACCAGGTCGTCGGAATTTCGCAGGGCTGGAAGCTGACCGGCTCAATCAAGACAGTCGAGCGCAAGCTCGCCGAGGGCGCGATGCTTCACGCAGGCGCGCCGATGATGTCTTGGTGCTGCAGTAACGCAAAGGTCGAGCCGCGAGGCAATGCCATCGCGATCACTAAGCAGGCTGCAGGCTTTGCAAAGATTGACCCGCTGATGGCTATTTTTAACGCAGCCGCACTGCTTGCGCTCAACCCGCAGGCAGCAGGCGTGCCGGAGATTTTCGCACTGTGAACATCTTTGATCGATTCAGTTCAGCGCTCACGGCGTTTCGCACGCCTGCGGGCGCCGATAAGTCGATTGATGTGCGCAATTCGTCGAGCATGACCCTGTCGGACTTCAACGATTGGGTGAACGCCAACGACATCTATTCGTTCGGCGAATCGAACGCGATGCAGGTCAGCGCGATTTATGCATGCGTTGCATTGATCGGTGGCGCGGTGTCAAGCATTCCGCTGGAATTCTATCGACGCGACGCTGCCGGTCATCGCGAAAAGTTCACGCCTGACTTGTGGTACCTGTTCAACGAACAACCATTCCCGGCATGGAATGCCGCGACGGCTTGGGAATACTCAATGCAGTCGCTGCTACTGCGTGGCGATTCATTTTGGCGCATTCATCGCGCAAGCCGCCTGTCGCCAGTGATCACCGGCTTTGAGCCGCTGCATCCTGCGACCGTCTACGTTTGGCGCAGCGGCGACCGTCTGCGCTACCGCGTCACGCCGCAGCCGTCGCAGCTCATGCAGCCGACCGCAGGGCATCAGATGGTCGAGATGTCGGGCGCGATCCCTCCGATCGAGCTTGACCAGGACGACATCCTGCATGTGCCAGGCCCAGGCTTTAACGGCTTGCGCGGTCTGTCGCAGGTCACGTCGTCGCTGATGCTGGCGGGCAATACCGCGAAAGCCGCGGACAAGTTCACTTCGTCATTCTTTGCAAACTCTGCACGACCCGACTTTGTGCTTGAGTCGGATACAAAGATGGACGCGCAGCAGATCGCGCAACTGCGTGATCAGTGGGAGCAACTCTACGCGGGCGCGTCGAAAGCCTGGAAGCCGGCGGTGCTGACTGGCGGGCTGAAGGTCAAGCCGGTGACGCTGTCGTCGCACGATGCGCAATTGCTTGAGACACGCAAGTTCACTGTCAATGAAA